TGACGGGATCCAATCGCTGACAGGATCCCATAAAGTGGAATCGCTGACGGGATCCAATCGCTGACAGGATCCCATAAAGTGGTAATTGTCGATAGGCATTTTTGAGGATCCTAAAAAGTGGAAACGTTGCTAGACGTTGACAGACGAGTAGGTTTGGCTGATACTGGAGAAAGTTGAAGAATTTACCATGTGGTAGGTTGTACGGGTGCCGATCCATATGATGGGTGTAGGGACAAAAATTGGAAGTTGCGCCTTGAGACGAAATGCCGGGCGGGCGGGGACGCCAACCACCCCCCAAACACACATAAATATCATCAACTTAACTACACTACACATCTTGTCATCTCACGCAAACTAACGTAAAATTATATCCAAACCGATTCGATTCCATCTCTATATAAGGAGGTACCCGCAACCATGCTTCTCGAAGCCTTGAAAGCAAACGAATCCTTCAGGCGATTGCCTATCGAAAAGCAAGAGATTTTCGCACGGCTTGCTTCAGTTTTTGAGGACAATGAACTGGCGCTATATCTCAGCCCACAGGAACTTACCAGCAAACTTCAGATCGGAAATAAAAATCAATGGCAGGAATTTCTCAACATGGAAATCGTTCGGCAATACATTAAGGGGCAGATGGCGCAGATGGCGCAGATCGCCACACGGCGCACGTTCAAAGCGCTGAAAGAGCAAGGCGAAAGCGGAAACGTTCAGGCGATTAAACAGATTAACGAACTTTCCGGGGTTTTGAATTCTGGAGACGACAACAAAGTCGTTGTTCTCCACAGAGTTGAGCGACCAAAGGAGGTGTTTATCCGTGACACAACAAACGAAGCAACTGATTCTCAATCTGATCCAGTTTAACATTCAAAGAAATCAGGAACTCGATCTTCAGGTGCTTGCCAACAGCATTGCAACGCTGGCAAATGCTTACAAAACGATTTCAGATGCGGAAGTCGATCAAATCCGCCTTCAACACGAAACACAACTCACCGAAGCAAAGCTGCAACTCGAAGCGCAACAGGCACAACTTAACGCTGCCAAGGTGTACGGCGATTTGAGCATCAAGGAAATGCAGGTTCAGCAAGCCAATAACCAGCGAACAAGCGATATTCGCTGAAATCTATCAGCTAATATAGCTTGGAAGGGAGGTTTCCAGATGAAATGCGGTGCCTGAACTGCTATACAGCGGATATGGTAACTCCGCAAAATGGACATCCAGCATATATCGAATGTCCGGCTTGTGGAGCTATTGAACTGACGTATGAACCACAAGATTATCAGGTAGAGTCCCATACAGTCCCGATTCGCAAAGTGTGGAACGAAAAGAAGGGAAAATGGGAATCTGAACTTCGGATTATCGGTTGGTTCGGAGGGTTAAAATCCCATGCCCTCCTAAAACTGCTCAAATTCGGGGGAACTCTAAGGGCATAAGCCTATGACAATCCCGAGCCAAGCTAGACGTGGTGGACAAGGTATGGTAAGATGTTGGTGGAGGTGGTTTTATGGTAAAAGAAGTGTGGAAACCAACATCTTATCAAGGTTATAGCGTATCTAACTTAGGACGAGTACGATCGGATGAAAGGGAAGTGCAACGAAAAACAGGCGGTGTGATGAAATATAAGGCACGAATATTGAAGCCTACGATGAACAGGAAAGGGTATTTGGTGGTTTACCCTCGTGAGAAAGGCTACAAGAAAACTGCACTCATACACCGTTTAGTAGCTGAAGCATTTATCCCGAATCCCGAGAATAAGCCGCAAGTGAATCACAAGGACGGTAATAAGCAAAACAATCGTGTGGATAATCTCGAATGGGCGACCAATTTAGAAAATCACTTGCATAAGTTAGAAAATGACCTAATACCTGAGTCTCACATTCCTAAGAAAGTTGCACAATTTACGTTAGATGGCGAATTTATTGCGGAGTACAGCAGTATTTACGAAGCTGCGAAAGCGATCGGTACTCGGCAATACAATGTGTCCAGAGCCGTAAACGGCTTACGAAAAACATGTGCAGGTTTCGTATGGAAGTACGTTTAGAAGGTGTAACGACTAGACGGGCAGCTTGCAATTCGCAAGAAGGTATAGTCTAATCCCCTAATAAATATCGGGAAACCGAGGGTACATTGCCTGTATGATGGGTCAGGCAAATCTCGTGCAAGTTTGACGGAAGTACTGTTAACAGCGCTGGAAAGTCCAAAAGGAACGGGTCTCCTGACAGCGCCTACACTTCAGCAACTAAAGCGTACAACGCTCAAGACGTTTTTTAACGAAGTTTGCCCGCCACCGCTCATTAAGCGTTTTAATAAGTCAGAAGGGATTATCGAACTCGTCAACGGATTCATATTTTACACGGTTCCTTCAGACGAAGAAGAAAAAATTCGATCTATAAATGCCGGAATTATTCATATGGAGGAAGCATCCGGGATCAAGCGGACGATTTACGACCAATTATTGACCCGTATGAGAGATCGATTTGTTCCGAATCGACTTTTGGCGGTGTGTTCAAACCCGGATATTGGATGGATTAAGGAAATCTTTGCAGATAATATCGCCAAAGCCGACCCGAATCATCCAAAACACGATGAATATAACCGATTTATTCACACATTTATTTGGGAAACAGAACTGAATAAATATCTTCCTTCAGATTACATCGAGGTTCAGAGTCGTGGAAAGCCTGAATGGTGGATTCAGCGTTACCTGAAAGGCAGTTTCCAACATTCAGAGGGGATGGTTTATCCGAATTTTGCAAAATGTTTAAGAAATTCTTCCGATTATTTTGCAGAACGGGGAATTGAAGATATTCCTCAAAATTGGGAGAAGTTTGTGACTCTCGATCACGGTCTGGTAAATCCGACAGCGGTTTATTGGCATGCTATTGACCCGGTGAACGGGGTTGTTGTAACGTATGATGAGCATTACAAAGCAAATATGCTTGTTCCAGACCATGCAAAAGCGATCAAACCACGTATTGACGCTATTCCAGCGGGGATGTTACGGTTTATGGTAGCCGATCCGTCCATTAAAAATCGTACCGATGTTGTAAACGGTAAAAGTGTACAAGCCTTATATCAAGAGTACGGACTCTACTTTTCGCCCGGAAACAATGACGTTGAAGCCGGCATTCTGAAAGTGAACTCTTATATCGAACGGGGCAAATGGATCATCCTTCAGGATCGGTGTCCGAATCTTGCAAAAGAGGGGATCGAGTACAAGTATAAAGAAATCTCACTTGACGATACAAAAAATCCGGATGAAAAACCTGTGAAAAAGAATGACCATGCGATGGACTCTATACGTTACGGGTTTATGAGATTGCCGGATGACCCAAATATGCTTAAAACAGTAGGATACAGTCCGCCGATGGACTATTCGGACTATTACTTGGATGATGACGATGATGAATATGAAGAATACTCCGAAAATTACTTGAATTACGTGTAGAAAGGAGGACTATGTATGGAAGAACGTAAATTATATACGATTTACTTTACAAACGATACGTTTTTATCGTACCGTTTAACAGACGAAGATTACCGAAAAATCGGCAAAAATCTCCGCAAAAATCGAATTGTGGAAACGTCTGTCGGATTTTTACACACGAAAAACATGTGGTCTATCATCCTTCAGGTAGAACCGAAAAAAGAATACAATTTATCAGCAGACCCGGAATTGCCACCAGAATATGTAGAGTATTTAGAACTTGCACGTAGGGCAGAAGAATTTATGGAAGGGGTGAAAAGATATGACGAAGAAGGAAATTGAAGAAATGAAGATGCGGGTGAGTAAATATCACCGACGTTTCAACCGGGCAAAGTCAGAAGTTCAGTCAAAACATTCGTTATGGACTAAAATTGATACTTTTGATCGGGGCGAACAATGGAAAGACACGTCTTTGCCACCGTGGATACCTACACCTGTAACAAATTATATTCGCTATGTACGCACGTTGAAACGTGCAAACCTTGCGTCTGCGATTCCTTCAGCAAAGTTTTCTTCACGATACCTTCAATTTGCTGATGTTGTTGCACGTTTACAACGTGCATACGAACATGTTTGGGAAACAGAAGATGTTCCGAAAATTATAAGACGATCGATCGATCGGGCACTTCTTCAGGGAACAGCTATCGTTTATGTATATAATGACAATGACTTTTTCGGTGGAATATACATGAACGAAAATGATCCCGGCAATAGATTGTATCAGGGACGTATCAGAATCCAGCGGATTCCTTCAGCTAACTTTTTTCCAGACCCAGACGCTACGTCGATTGACGATCCGAATATGAAATACATGGAAATCACATCGAATCTTCCACTATCTTTAATTAAAAATAATCCACGATTTAGAGAATACGCAGGAGAATTTTTGGATAAGCTGGAAGGTTCTCATTTTTCTCAAGACGATAGCGAAACTGGATTTATCTTTAATCGTGACAATATTCCGGGCATGGGATCGCCAAGTGTTGAAGGAGATGAAATTGTCACTCTTCATACGCACTTTGAACGTTTTGTTAATGACGAAGGCAAATGGCAGTTGAATATTGCATGGTATCTTTCAAATACGGATTTTGAACTTTATCGGATTGAGGATTATAAACCGTCCGTATATCCGATTGCCGTACTTTATGACGAAGAAGAAGAAGGAGACTTCTGGGGTACGTCAACGGCAATGGATATTCTCGAAAATCAAAAAATTATCAATAAAACGTCACAAACATCTTCGATTATTGCACTTTTACATCAAAATCCGCAAAAAGTTATACTTAAAGAGTCTGGAATTAATGCTCAAGAGATGGCAAGAGAGGGTACGCTTCCGGGCAAAACTTGGGTGTCAAATACTGATCCACGTGCGTCTGTTCATGTTTTGCAACAGCAAGACGTTCCAAGGGGACTTCTCGAAATGGACAGTCGTATGCGTCAAGATATACGTGAGATTTCAGGAATCAATGAAGCCTACACCGGGGAATCTGTTGGAAGTCTGACTACTTCTACAGGTGTTCAGTCGTTGATTGAGAGGGCAACGGTTAGGGACAAAGATAAAATGCTTCAGATCGATGACTTTGTTGAGCAGATCAGTAATTTGATCGTGCTTAACATTATCTATCACTGGAAAGATGAAAGAGAAATTTCAATCACAGGGCCGGATGGAAAAATTATTTACGAAACATTCCAACCTCTTGACGATGCAACAATTGAGAATATCGATTGGATCGTTAAATCTGACGTATACGCTACGGCTCCAACAACGCAAGCAAGGCGCAGACAGCAAGCAGACCATTTGATGCAGTTACAAGGTCAATTCAACTTCAATCCGCCGATCATTACGGCAGAAGAATGGATTCGTTTCCAAGATTTCGATATGAAAGAAGAAATTCTTCGTAGAATTCAAGAAGATAGAAAGCGGATGGAGAGAGAACGACCGCTTCAAATTGCACAGAATCTTGTTCAGATTGC